AGAGCAATGAGTAATTTGTAGCCTTTCGGGTCCGGTAGTTGCTTGGCAACTTGTGTGTCTTCTTCAGTCATAGTCCGTTCCTGCACCAGAGATAGGTGTCTGGTGTCACCATGCGTTACCGTTTGTAACGAATTACTCGCGCTCCAACCTGTCGTCTAGGTCCAGTAGCGTTCTCTCTGCAAAGGCCAGCCCTTGGATGATCCCCACGTTACGAGAATACTCATCCATGTCCTTGCAACCGCCCACCGCCATGTGATCTGAGACCTCGTTCATCTGGGTTCTCAAGTCATTCTGTATAGCCTGTAGGACGTTATTCGTTGCCTTTTTCGTCATCTAGGGTGTCCCTGATTAGATTGAATCCAGCCTTGAATCCCTCAATCTCTTGTTGAGATTCCTCTTTGGAATCCTGCATCGCCACCTTTGCGGCGATCTTTGCGCTTTCTAGGCGTTCCTCTTGATCCATCTTCTCCAGATCAAGCATTGTCTTGGCTTGTGCTTTCTGTGCATCGACTTGGACTTTCGCCATGTCGGTCTGCGCCTTAGCCGCCGCCTGTTGCTCCTTGATCGCCAACTCTCGTTGTTGCATCTGAATTACAGGGTCTTGCGACTGCTTGGCGTTTTGCTCTGCCTGCGCCATCATCTGGGCCTTGCCTGTAAGCTGTTCTGCGGCAGGCACTGCCAGTCTGGATATACGCAGTTCGATATCCTCAGGTAGCTTCTCTTCTGGACCGGGAAGCTCCACACCCAGTTCCTTCTCAATCTTGGACCTGTATAGAAACGCTACGTGTTCTGCAATGTGGGCGGCAAAAGCGGCCTCTATGGCCTTCTTATTGGGCGCTCTGGCAACCATCTTCATAATGTCGGGGTTCTGCATTGCCGCCATGTGAACTTGGATGTGCGCTTCGTGATCCTGATATATGAATGCCTTCACTGGGTCTCCAGTGATAATGTTCATGTTCTCTGTGATCGGGTCTGTCGGCTTGATGTCGTCCTCTGTTGGAACGATCTTGTCTGCATCCTGAATGCCCAGAACGTCTAACATCTGGCGGTGAAGCAGTGGCATGTCATACATCTGGGGTGCCTGAGCCGCCAACTGCAACGCCGCCTGATACTGCATGATTCTTTGCGCCATCGTCCCTGCATTGGGATCGCTGACTGGAATAATATCTACCTTGTCATCAAAGTCTGTCGGGACAGTCTGCCCGTTCTCCTCTTCATAGGGGTAAACCTCTGGGCCGTAGTCCCTGACAAGCTCCGACAGTATTTTCAGTTCCTTGGAGACGGCGGCATGAACACGGGCCTGCACCGCACTCATCACCTTCATCTCGCGCTCTAGCACTGCTAGTGTGGTGCCAACCGGCGCTTCTCCGTTGATGTCTGAGGCTTTGACATCCGCCGCTGACGCGAATCGACGCCCCTCATTCACAATATCACCCAGCAACTGGTAGAGGACGTTGCTTGGCTCCTTGTATGGCAGGAAGGTGATGTTGTCACGGATAGCACCACCCGGAACGTCTACATCACGGAACTCGCCGGGCATGATTGGCGTATCATCACCCTTGATTCTGAGTCCTCTGGACTTCAACCCTCCCGGTAGGTTGGCAAGTGTTCCAGCGTCTACCAACTGTCGGAGCAGGGATGTTGCCGACTTGGATAGACCGCCGATCATGTGTACCAAGCCAAACCCATAAAATCCCAGCCCCGGCAGATACTGGTAGTGGACGTAGTGATCCCTCTTCATTTTCTTGGGATCGTTTTCGTACCAGTTGCGCCGTATTGACAGGATCGTTCGTGATGACTTGTCAATGGTAATAACATAGGGCAACGCAATGCCTGTGGGCTTGCCCTTATCTGTGTCCTCAAACCCTATCAGGTCAATGTCAACGTGCATCTCCAGCAGGGTGTGCCTGTGATCAAGCTCGTAGTTGTCCGAGTCTCCCGTCATCCGGTCGTATTTCTGCTGTATCTCAGAAATGTCCGGTGTTGGTGCAGGCAAATCTATGTCTGAATAAAACCCAGCAACTTGCAACTTCCTGATTTCATTGGAAGTTTTCTTCATTACATGGGTGGCGCGTTCACACGTTGACAAGTCAGACGCACCATAACTGACCACAAAATCCTCTGCTGGCACAAACATGGCGCACGGTCTGCCCATACTTGGGTCAAAGTAGACTTTGCGGAATGCGGAGCCTGCTATTGGCAGGGAGAACAACAGCTTCTCTGTCTCCGTCCTGTACTCCGTCATACGCTGGGTAATCAGGTAGTTTAGGTAGTTCTGTACTCTGTGCGCCTGCTTGGTCTTTTCGTCGTCTATCTTGCCGACGATAGTGGTCTTTACAGGCCCGCTGGCAGGATATATCTCCTGTATGGTCTGGGCTTGAAAGCGGATGACCGCCTCAGACAGCATCGGGTGAAAGACGCCACAAGCGCCCTCCCACGGTGTAGACCTGTCCTCAAACTTTAGTCCTAACAAGTCAAGACCACGGACATAAGAGTCTTCCCAATCCGCACGGCTCATCCGGTCGGCGTCAAACTGTCCTACAAGTTCGCTCGCAAGACTGTCCAAGTCCCGCTCGTCCATGTACTCCGCTAGGTTGGAGCCATGCTCGACACCCATAAGGGCGGGCATATTCGGGTCGAAATCAATAATCATACCCCCGTCTTCGTCCATCACGCTGACAGACTCAGGGTTTTCGATTACGATCTCTAGCTCTTCGCCGGCCCCTTGAGGGCTGAAGGGCGTTGCTACGCGGTCAATAGCCACCTAGCCTTTGCCACCCATCTTGCCACCCTTGGTGTCCATCTTGTTTTTCATGGTTCTGCCGCCCTTGAAGTAGCCCTTGGTTTTGGGAACTTTCTGGCTGGCAACGCCACCTGCGGCCTTGCCTTCCTTATCAACAAGAAACGCTGGCTTCATTTCGCCATCGCTATCTCTTGCCATTGGCATTTTTCCGCCTGCCTTCATGCCCTTGGGCATCTTTTTCATCATGCCGCCCATCTGACCACCGCGCATATAGCCTTTAGGTTTCTTCTTCATCGTCCTCACCTGCGTATAAGTTGTCGAATACTCTGTTTACGTCCAGCGTGTAATCCAAGTCCGACTTGGAGTAGTGAATGTGCTGTGACGGCCTGAAGTCCGGTGCGCCCTCTCCCGTTGACCACCATGCTGGGTGTGTGACCCGTACACGGTTATTGGGTAGCGCCACGATATTGCCTGTCCACGGGCCTGCATCCAGAAGCTCCATCACATGGCTCTGCTTATGTTGAGCAGGGTCATCTGCGATTTCGTTGTCTGTGTAGTCCACCGTGAACATATACTTTGCAGGGTAGAACTCCCCGTCTATCTTGGCGATCCAAGGACACGGCGTTGCCCTGTCAAGGACATAAACGCTGTGCTCTCGGGATGAGCAGTCCCACGGCTGAGCCGCGTAGACCGGCATCGGCTCGGGCCACTCCTCAAAAGGGGTGTCTCCAACCAAAGCAGTGATGGGCATCCTTGCCCACATCGCGCCTCCGTGGATGTTTGGCTCGTCGTTGTCATAGGTTTCAGCGCCAGTGAATATGATCTGGAAGCTAAGACACCGACAAGGCATCGTTGTTACTGCAATCGCCATAGCGTGTAAAAACTCGCCGTGGTATTTGCTGTGATTGTGCGTGTATTCGCGCCTTACCCAGCACTTGAAGTGTGGAATATTGCTTTGCAGAAAGGCCATAAACCCTCAGTAGTAGTTGGCGACCCTCCCGTGGGGGTCAAAGTCATCTTCCTCGTCAGTGTGGAGCGATACGAAACCGCCCTGTCTGAAACGGAGAAGTGCTTGCGTTGAAGAGTCCACAAGGTCGTCATGCTCCCCAGCAGGGAACGCGGCAAATTCCTCAATGACTTCTTCAGCGAATCGTGTCTCTGGTGCCCATACGTTGCCAGAGGCAAACAAGTCAGCAACAGCGTTGACCCTTGCTATCTTGTCGTTGCCACGCGAGGGGGTGTATTCCGAAACCGGAATCCCCATCGCCCGTAGCTCAAAAATAAGCGGCATCCCTGCCGCCTTTCCTTCCACTATAAATGCGTCTGGTTGCATCTCGCTCCACATTTCATAAGCCGTTTTCTTTAGCTCAGGAAACTCCAGACGTTCTTTGTAGGCATCCAATAGGATGATATTCGGCTGTGATATGCCGTCATCGTCGGGGTGATAAAACACGCCCCACGTTGTGCAGGCAGAGTAGTCTGCCCGTTGGGTTTTCAAGAAAGCTGTGTCCCATGACTGAATCACGAACTCACATTGCGGTGGATAGTCGTGTTCCCACCTCTGCCACCATTCTCTCTTGATCAGTGCGCCTTCTTCAGACGTTGGGTTTTGCTGGTACTGCGCGTTCCACTTGGGGGAGGGCAGTTCGCTCCGCAGAGCCTCAAGCTCTGTTTGACTCCAGAACTCAGGCCACAGGGGTTTACCTGACGGCATGATGGCTGGAAACTCTATTAGCTCCCACTCATCGGAACCTACCCGTTGAGCAGAGGCTTTGATAATCTTGCCGGTCAGATCACGCATATGCCAGCGCGTCATCACGATAACGATAGCGCCTCCCGGCTGAAGACGCTGTCGAGGCCCAGATGTGTACCAGTCATACGTCCGGTCAAACACCGCTGGGTCTGCTGACTGACCCTCCTGTTCTGAGTGAGGGTCGTCAATAATCAATCGGTCGGCGCCTTTACCTGTCACCGCACCGCCAACACCGATAGCGAAGTATTCGCCGTTCTTATTGGTGCTCCAGCGGCCTGCCGCCTTGGAGTCTGCCCTTAGCTGTAGATTGGGGAAGACCTTTTTGAAGTCATCCGAATCCACAAGGTTTCTGACCTTTCTGCCGAAACCCACAGACAGCTCCGCAGTGTGTGCCGTCTGAATGATCTTTTTTTCGGGCATCTGACCCAAGAACCATGCTGGCAACAAGTAAGAGGCAAACTCCGACTTGGTGTGTCGTGGTGGCATGTTTACGATCAGGCGCTTCAGTTCGCCTTTGGCGATGCGCTCAAACGCCTCTGCCATGATCTTGTGGTGCCTGCCCTCAATAAATGCAGGCCACATGTGCCTCACAAACCCCATGTAGGTGTTTTGTGCTTTCTCAATCTGTTCGGCTTGCTTTGCCTTTTCCAGAAGCTCTGCGGCCCTGAGCCTCACTTCTGCTGGTGCGCCTTTTAGCTTCTTCGCTAACTCCGGCGTCATTAGCTCTGACATTACGCCATCCGTGCTGTTTTAGTGCGCTTGAATGACCTGTTCTTTGATCTGTTCGCCACCTTGAGGTTGCCCTTCTTGTTAGAGCCGCCCTTTGCCAGTGGTTTCTTGTGGGCTACGTCTTTGCCGTCACCCTTCTTGACCTTTCCATCCTTTTCCATCAAACGCCTAGCGGCTTTCCGCTTGTCATTGTTTCGGCGCTGTTTGGGCTTGGATTGGTAGTTGTCGTATTCCTTGCGGTAGTTACGGCGCATTTTAAAAGCCGAAACCACCCTTACCTACGCCCATCGGGCGATATATGGGGCCACCTTTGCCGCCGCCAAATCTGGGTCTACGGAAACCTCCGTAAGGGCCAAACCCAGTCGAGTAACCAGACATCAACCCACGGTTAGGCATGTATTGCTGAGACAACTGCGGGGGCTGGTATATTGTTGGTTGCATCATAGGTTGCATGAAATTCATCATGCCCATCGGCTGTGTCATGCCAAAAGGCAGTCCAGAGTAAAGCTGGTTGCCGGTGATGTATTGGCCGGGAATCCTGCCGCCTTTTCCGGGCATTCCTCCTCCGGGGAATCCTCCTCCGGGGAATCCTCCTCCGGGGAATCCGGGCGGCATAGGCGGCATCCCGCCGCCTCCGGGGGGCGGAGGAGGCATTCCGGGGTCTTGCTGATACTGACTTAGGTCGGCGCCATAAGCGATATTCGCGTAGGTGCCGTCATCCTGCAGAAATGGGTTGCCTGATCTGTCTATGCCCAGCGTATCCAGATAATACTGGTAGTCTCCGCTTCGACCGCCGCCCTCACCACGCCTATATGCAAGATCGACAAGATTGCGTCTGAGTTGTTCGGGTGTCAGGTTTCCTGCATCAAGCTGGCTTCTGTACTGACCAAAACCGCCTTCAAGCTGGCCTC